ATCAATCTGCTCGAGGAACTCTTCGCATAGTTGCTGTGCGAGTAGGATTCTAGGAGCGACTACAACAATAGTCTGTGGAATAGGCATACTGAATCGCCACTTAGCATCAACAATCATACACATTGTTTTACCACCACCAGTAGGTACAAGTACTTGACCCCACTTCTGTTGCATTGTGTCTGTGATCTCTTTTTGATGATCTCTAAGTTTCATAATCAGTTGTCAATAAGCATAGTATAGTATAAAAAAAGACCCCTGCAAGGGGTCTTGTGCCACTTTTAGAAGTGTTTAAGTAGTTCCTTAGTCTCAGGGTCAAATTCCTCTCTGACTCCATTAATGTCCATCAACCAATCATCTTGCTCTTGTCCATCAAATTCATCAAAATCAAAATCTTCAAATTCCATAATGTGTCGTTTGTTGTTTACTTTCATATAATAGTGTAGATTCAATAATGTGCAATATCAAATGTGCCAGTTATCCAACTGGTGGCGCATTTGGTAAGTCAAATGGTTTTGCGTCCATGTCAAATTTACTTGAGGCAACTTCATAGTCTTTACTTCCTTTCAAATTGTTAACCTCTATAACAAGTGCTTTAATATCATCTTGCTGTTTGAGTAGGGCAGCATGAACCATTGACTCTAGTGAAGTCAATCGCTCATCAAGATTACCTATGGTTCTCATTGCTGCTTGTAATTGTTTCTTTAGTCTGTCAACTGATTGCAACTTAACTTTAGTTAGTGCCTCTGTGTCTGACGTAAGTGAATCGTATCCCATAATTTATGTAACTTTTCTATTATTTAGATAGGTATGGGGATTATCTCATATAGAGATAACCACCCGCCCAATCACATATATTGTACATTCTTGCTCTCTGTGTTTCATCACGCATATCAAACCTAACATACTTTGCTGGTTTCTTCCACCCTGCTGGTTTATATACCTCGCCTGTGTTCTTATCAACGAAAGCATGAACACTTATACTGTCATCAAACTGTGTGTTGACTTGTTTAGACCTCATACAAACTTTAAGATACTTTCTACCTGTCTCGATAAAGAAACTGATTCTATCATCTTCTCCAGACTCAATCTGAGTAACTCTCTCCTGTAGATAGGGGTCAGGTGTTTCAGACATATTTTGATTACGAACAATAGAGCGTAGTGAATAATCTCTATACTGTTGTTCAAGAGCACGACAGAGTTTTTCTGTCCATTGCAAAACTGTGAGTTTGTTGGTTGCTGATTGCATTGTTGCCATGATATTAAAATGTTTGTTGTAAAAAAGGAAAGGGAAGGTAACAAACACAAAACCTTCCCTCTCATATTCTTATAATACTGTATGGGTAGTATCAACGCAACCACTTGTGTTCCACTTTCTCCACTGTCCACTACTGAATCTTCTGTAGATAAAGTAGATCAACGTGGCGAGTAAACCTAGTTTAGATGCCGTACCCACGAACTGCCCCATTTGATTAAGGGCGGGTTTCATACCTTGCCTCTCTAGTGAGTATGGTTTCTTACCTAGTCTGTCCATTAGTATTATAATAGAGTGCGAGAAACAAAAACTTGGACTTACATTTAGTGAACCGAAGCGGGACTTGTAAAACGCCAGTTTTGTTTCCCATAATCTATTATGGCACTATATTATTCTTCTGTCAAGTATTAATCTCCTTTAAAATCAAATGCCTTTTTTCTCTCTGTCTTATTAAGATTGATACATCGCCAACCATAATCCCCATTGGTAACTATAGTAGGCATCATGTTCATTGATAATGTTATTCTGTTGTCTCCCTTATTATTACCATATCCATGTATAATTTGTGATGGGAATATTATGAGTTCGCCTTCATTAACAACAACTTGATTATCTTGATTGTAGTCAGTATATTTTCCTCTGAGTATATGTAGAGAAGGCATTGATGGGAAGTGCATATTCTCATCTTTCATAAAGTGTGTATTCACATGATCCTCTTTTGGATCAAAGTTTACATAATATATACATGATAGATATGAGTTGGCGTGTTGATGTGGGTGCTGATACCCACCTTTATCACTTATATTATACCAACTATCAGTTACTTGTACTGTCTCCTGTATATAATCTCCTTTAACTTCTTTAGCATAGTATTCCGCCTGTTGTTCACACCAATTTCTAAATCTACCATGTCTCTCATCATCATGTAGTATTGAGTAGTGACCAACGTGTTTTAGTTGTTTTGAATTGGCATTATATGATAACTTATTAACTTCTTGCTCTTCAATCTCTGCAAGAATAGTGTCCTTTACCTTACTATGAAATGGGCAAGGTATGATAGCAACTGGTGTTGGCAGTATGTTTACGACTTCCATATTATAATAGAGGATAATCCCATAGTTTACCTGACCTAAACGTAGTCATGGCAGTGTGTCTCTCTTCTTTTGTTAGAGGTTCAATCCTAACATCATTTATATATCTAGGCATCAAATTACTGGATACTGTTATTCTATTATCTGTGTAGTTAGTTGTATATCCATGGCAAGTGTTAGCAGGCCACAGCAACAACGAACCTTCAACTCCTACAACTTCATTGATATAATTATACTTTGTTTCTTTTTGATTTGTCAACATATATGCAAAGTAATCAGGAAAATTCATACTATTGTTAGGACGATAAAAGTATGTTGGCGAGTGTGACTCATCATCAAAGTTGACATAATATAAGGCACACACCACCGCATTTATATGGAAATGTGGCGATTGTTTGCCTCCAGAATCACACACATTCAACCAACTGTCTGTCAATAAGAAATCTGATGTATCATAACCTAGTATGTCCTTAGCATATATCTCTGCCTGTGTCTGTATCCACTCTCTAAACTCCTTATACTTGTCACTTGATAGAGGTGAATAGTAATCAAAATGTTCTAATCCTTTGGCGTGTGCATCTACCTTTTGAAATTCATAACTATCACCATGACTATTGATCTCATCAATCAACATTGACTTTACTTTGTCATGCTCAGGGTACATGACTGCCCCCAGTTTTACTGGTAGAACATCAACTATCTTCATTGAACCAGTGACCCTCTCCCCACACTGCCTTGACAAACTCAGGCGGTAACATATCTTTTGGTGCAGGCGTTGTATTGAAACTTACTGTAATCCTCTCGCCATCTGTATTGTTTACTCTACTTCCATGTTCTAACCACGAAGGAAATAGGTATAGATGATCTTGTTTAATTGGTATGTCAATCTCATATATTCCGTAGGGTGTGGGGTGTATATTATGAATACACATCATGTATGGTTGTAGTGGCGATACCACGAAGAATTGTCCGAAGTCTCCCTCTGGTAACTCCACATAAAATGCACCACTAATAACACTTGACTCATGGCGATGCCTACCTGTGTATCCGCCTTTAGGCAGTATATTATACCACGCACCACTAATAACTGAAGGGTAGTTGCCTATCTTATTGTTATAATCATTGATGCAATCTTGAAAGGCATCACATATTTCCTTACAACCCTCATCTTGCAAGGGGTCCCAACCACCATGACTACTAACACCATTTACTGCCAAAGAATGTCCTACTGACTTTCCCTTGCCTTTTATATGTTTCTTGAAATACTCTAATCCAGGCGCACCTGTGAGATCATACTCTTCCAATAATGTCGGAAATAAATCCATGTCAATTCCACTTACAATAGTCTATGTTAAGAACAACTCTCAAATCTGTATCGGTACATGATGTGCCTGCATGAAGCAAATCCCCTGAGAATATCACTGCTCTATTCTCTTTTGATTCTACCTTCTGCCCGTCCTCAAAATATGTATATCCGTTGTTATCATTGAAATATAACACACATATATGATAGTTTGGTATGTCAGTGAAGTTCCCTTTAGCATCTTGGGGACCCGAAACATCAACGTGTAGAGGTTTCTCTTTTATTTCTTTTGATCTGGGTGTAGCATTAAACTTAATCCTATGTAGAGCAAATGGATTAATAGATGCGAACACTGGTTTTATTATATTATATACATCTGATATTGGTTCAGAGTCTATGTAACACGCATGAGAAAATTGTGGGCAACCATCGCCCTCTAAAACAGAGGTAGGAGAATAGTACCAAGGCATACGCCCACCAAAGATGTAATCCTTGATGGGCGTAAAAACCTCTGTAGGTAAAAAGTTATCGTAAACTTCTATCACTTAGAAAGAGTCTTGTCAGACTTCCATGAATCCATAACTACAAAGTTAAGTGTTCTCTCTACTGGTATGCCATCTACTTGAGGTACAACCATGTGTTCAAATAAATCCATGAATCTATTATAAACTCTGTTTCCCTCTCTGGTGTTCCATGCTTTCTCTGACTCATCACTTGGGTGGTAAACAACTATAGTGATGTATGGTTTAGTAGGGTTCAAGAGAATATGATCTATAAGTTCATTATCAAACTTGTTTGTCATACCTGACGAAACAGCAAATACCAATGTGTTACTGTCTCTTAGATCATTACACTTGTCATCTATGGTTTTCTGGTTACGACCAAGTTTCCAGTTGACACGCATCTTACCAGCGAGGCGATTCTTTTCAGCAACATACTGTTCTTTCGCCATCTTCAAGATGCTAGTCTGTTCTGACTTAGTTCTAACCCTAAGACCTTCAAGTATCATCAAACATCTTGAGGAATCAAAATCAAACTTTGGGTCTGCAAGTTTGTTCATAACCAAAGTCTTTACAATATCCTTCTTACTGTTTGATGTCTTGTGCTTCTCATCTTCCTTGTTAGCAAGTTTAGATAAGTAATCTATCTCAAGTGGAGATAAAGTCTTAGCAATTTCATCAGGTAAGATTGCAACTGGTATGTCAATGCAATTCTTCGCCTCTGATGCAGCAGAAAGAGTGTGGTTTCCGTTAATCAACTCTCCAAGTATAATGAAGATAGGGTCACAATTAGTTGTATTCCCTGCATTTGCTTCAATCAATCCCTTGATCTTACGAATTGACTCTTTACTCTCTTCCTCTGCTCTACCCTGATACCTAGCAACATTTACCCAATCTTGAATAGGTTGGCGTTCTGGAAGGTCAAACTCTCCCCTTCTCCTTCTCTCATCAATGTCGATACACTTCTGAATGTCTAGTGATTTCTGTGAGAATGAAGGAGAACCATTACTCTGATTGTAGTAGAGTGGATTCTTCTTTGCGTTTACCTCAGAGAGGATTGCGTGTTCGGCGTCTTGCATTTGCTTGTATGTTCCGTATTGTAATATTTTGTATATTAAAACAGGTTTCTCCCCTGACATTACTTTTCTAAACTCAGGATTCTTTGATCTCTCAAAGTAAGTGTCCTCAGGCAATCCCAAATGAATACCAACATACTTCATTAAGTTCTCAATATTTGTGAACTCATAGAGATACGCTGCTCCACTACCTTCGAGTGGTATGTATTCTTTAATGGAGGGTGGAAATTGTTTCATGCACTAATGATAGTACAAAGTTTTCTACTTGTCAACCCCTAATCTACAAAAAGATTTCCGCACTTGGGGCAACAATGAACTGTCTTTGTACCATACATCTGTTTGTATAGTCTTGGATTGGATTTTCTAATGATTATATCATCAAGTTTTTTTACTAGATTTTTCATTCTCTAAGATTTGAAGCATTTCTAGAGCGCCTTGCACTTTCAAAAATTCTTCCTTTTTTAGTTCAAACGTTCTGTTCAACTCTTGTATCTCTGTTTGAAGTTCGCTTGATCTCTTTTCTAGTTCTTCTTTATGACTCATAATTAGGTTGCGCCTGTATTATATATTATACCATAATAAATACATTTGGCAAGGTATCACTACATAACCAGATGGATATTAACCAACAAGACTATGAGATAGAACAAAATCCCGAATTACAACATACAGAGGGTAATCCAACTGTAGGGCGAGTGATGTGTAAACATGATGTCGTTTACAAGACTTTAGCAACTGTAGGAGATTTTGAGTGCCGTGTGCATTTCTATGATAACGACTATGATGACTCAAGAACTGTTGATGGTATCAAGAGAATCCATATTGTACCAACCGAGTCATTCATAACTGATAGACAGGATATAAACGAACTATTCAACGTAGCAAATCATAGTATATCTGAGGGTGTAATACTCGCCAATCCTATCTTTAGAAGAAACGGAACTGCCTTTAATGCCAATAAAGATTTAAAAGACTGTGTAAAATATATGTCAGGTGTGGCGGCACACTATGGAGCATCAAAGGATAAGATAATATCTATTGATATTGAAGATGGCAATAAGGTTTATGAAATGAGTTATGATATTACTTCTGCAAAAACATATTCAGATGTATCAAATAGTGTCTATGAAGATCTTGCTAACGGAACTATTGGTAATGGTAGTCTCTCATTGAACTACTCTACTATGCTAGGTTCTGGTCCTATTGAAATGAGTGACATTATAAACACTTTCAATGCAGGCAACAACATAGATGCCTACCACAGAGGGCAAGGTATTGCAAATATAAGTCAAAACAATAACATACCTACAAGTGGTGCTATAAAATTCAGTGACTTCAGAAATGTAGTAAATAAAGTTACTGCTGAGATCAATGGAAACTGGCAACACTGCCAAATAAGACATGAAGTATTTGGAAGCACAGTTTATACATCAAACCTACCAAAGAAAATAAACGTCAATGGTCAGATAGGTGGTACAACTTCTAACCCTGCAATAAGATTCAATTCTGGTGGGCAAGGAGAAATGATACTTGAGATCACGAATACTGGGCATGGATTCCCTGTTAGAAGTTATGCTGCTGGCGGTGGTAATGGTTCTACTAACACTGCTACTAATGGCGGAAATGGAAACAATGCGTATGATAATGTCGTAGTAAACTCTCCTGTCAAAATAGACCTTCCTTCACAAAATCGTATCCGAGGCGGTGGCGGCGGAGGCGGAGGCGGCGGTAAAGGAGGCAACGGTGGCGGAGGCGGTCACAGCGGAGGTTATGTATGTGGTGGTTGGTTCTGCTGGAGTAGTTATAGAGTCTGTTCTAATAATGGAGGAACAGGTGGCGCTGGTGGAAATGGCGGAAATGGAGGCACAGGTTGGGGATATAGATGGAATGGAAACAATGCCTTCACAGAATACTTTAGTGCTGCGGATAGAGGAGGCGGTAACGGCAGTGGCGGTTCAGGCGGTAACAGTAGAGGAGGCGGAACTGGAGGAACTGGCGGTTCAGGCGGAACTGGGTCAAACTACTATGGTTCTTCCCAATGGCCAGTTGGTAAGGGTGCCAGTGGTAATGGTGGTCAAACTGGTAGTAATGGTGCTGGCGCTCAAGCAGGTTGTGGAGGGTATCCAGGCGGTCAGTCAGGAAAATCTGGCGGAAGCGGAGGCACAGGGGGAAATGGTAAAGAGAAATTCACAATCGGTAGTGGCGGTAGCGTAACTACAATCTAAACCAATCCATATATTAATTCTGATTTAGTTCCATCTGCATTGGCAGTGACAATCGTAGCGCCATGAACTGCTGTGTCTATTGTCTCCCATGTAGATATTTCATCTATCCACGCTTCTGGAAACCAAGTAAAGGCACTAGCAGATGATGCTATACTTGATACGGAATTGTTGTGTGATTCTCTTCTCTCACTATATGCTTTCCAGTTATCTTGAGGTGTAGTTCCATCTGGAGCATCTTTTTTGAACCAAGTTCCCAAGGCATAACCAATATTTTTAACTAAACCAGATTCATTGAACTCTAGCACTATCTCTATCAAATTACCCTGACTGTCATACAATACTTCTACACAATCAGATAATCCTTTCATATTGATATATGCCTTTGTGTTACTTCTAGTTCCCATGTATTTCAATACATCTTCTGATAAACTCTTTTCAGTCTTGAATAGTGCTATCCTTATTGTCTTATTGATTCTGCTTATATCAGCAGTATGAATAGCATAACTTTCAATATCTGCATCAAATAGTTCTAACAAACCTTTCAATGATGATGTATCAGAATTACCTGTCGTTTCTGTAGCAAGATTACATAAGGCATCTATTGTAGGAGCGAATAGTGGAGGATCTTCAAAATACAATACCTCATGTGTCATCACATCATTGACAAAGTAACAAGACTTCCATTGTAATAGAGATTGAAATAATACACTCTCTCCTATATGCCCATCAAAATATTCATACTGACTGATACCTGTGGGTATTTGAAATCTAAATCCATACTCTGTTGTCTTGCTTTCTGATCTATTGATGTGTACTCCCTGACTGTATGTTGGAGAAAATAGGTCAGGATAAATCCCCATGATGCTTTTTACTGCTTCAACATCACTCAAACTACACAAATTAGGATACTTCCCAGTATTTGCTATGCTAGTAAGTTTTTCTATGTCAACCATTGATCTCCTTTGTGATAACTGAACCAAACAATTACTGAGTATCTCGTGCCTTTGGTTATTGGTTTTACCTCGTGCATGAATAGATGGTTACTGGGAGAAACGTGCATACAATTGGCATGTTTTTCCACGATATGTTTGTCCCAAAAGCAAAGTTCTCCACCCTCATAGTCATCATTTATATTGAATGATACTGTTGTTGACCCAGCATCGCCATCTAAATCTACATGTCTAGTAAGATAACCACCTTCGGGATATTTACATAAGTAATATCCTGAGTATTTATCGTAGCAGTCTGTTGGTAGATATGGGTGGTAATGTCCATATATTTTGGGCATTATCTTGAGATGTGCCCTATGAATTAAACTATATAACTCTCCATGCTCAGGTTCTACTCTCATTGTTGATCGCCAACCCTTGATCCCATAATAAGGATCATGCGAAGGTGTTTCTGGATCAGGAAATTCTAATCCTCGGCATATTTCGAGCAATCTTCTATGATCGACTGTAGAAAGAACATTCCGATGATGAAAGAGATAGTGAAGTAATCCGTTTGTTTCATTCTGCATTGACATCTAAGTTCAGACTATCAGGGTGTATAAAACCAGACATTGATACTCTTGGTTTATCTTTGTACCACCCATTTTTCATAACAGCAGTGTGCCACATAAATGAAGGGTAGATTATCATTCTATTAAATTTCATTTTAACATGATGTTGTTCTTCCCAAACATCATCTATCAACATAGTGCTATTATCTATCATGTCAGTTGCCTTAGAAGAAAACTCGTAGCACCACTCTTTGTAGTTCCAATATGACTCTGTTCTTTTAAATGGTTTATATATGTTCTCTGTATTAGTTAGTCCAGTTGATTTATGGGTGAAGAATGAAGTTCCGCCTTCACCGTCATGTAAATACAATACCATTGCGAACACTGCTGGGTCAACGTGTGGTTGTATAGAGATTCTAGGCACTTTCCTATCACTGAACATGGCATTGATCTGATACCTTGCTTTAATAAAATCTGGTTCTATGTGTTTAAACTCTGTACACTTTTGTATCATGTGTGCAGATAGTTTAGAAACTTCTTCCAAGTCAAGGTGTATATTTGATTGGTAGCCTGGGAATATCTCATCTGGATCTCCCTTCATCAATTCATTATACTCCATTGGCAATTTCTCCACCACTTCACTTATGAAGTCATGTGGATTCTTTAACACATTATCAATAGTGATAATACGGTGTGAGTCTAGATTAGTAACCTCATAATTTATATCATCATTGACTCTATGAGTCTCTTCATTAATAATATTCAAGTGCATTTAGTTATAATTCCAAATTGTATTCAGCGATCATGGCGAACATTTTACTTTGTATATGTTCTAGGTAAGACTTGTTGACTGGCGGTATATCCTCAAAGTTATCAAGATATTCGGTGACTGTGTGGTGAAGTATTCTCACCTCTTCAATCCCCATTATTGCTTCGCAATGCCAGTCTCCATCTTGAAACTGCTGGGGTTCGTATCTATCCTCCATTTTTCAGTTCCTCAATCTCATCTTTCAATTCTTTAATTGCTTCAATAAGTAGAGGCACTAACTTCTCATATTTGACAGTCAAGAACTTATCATTTGGTCGTTTAGCAACTGCCTCTGGTAACACTGTTTCTACATCTTGTGCAGATACACCAGCGTGTCTACCTTTTGGTAAT